CAAGAGTTGCGCGATCTGCCAGCCAACACTTCTGATCCTTCCAACCCCACTTGGCCCGTTAGATCATGAGCATCAAACTCAAAGGCAGCACAGCTGGGAGCGTTGCTCTCGACGCACCAGCAAACACCAGCCCTTCTGGCTCAGATATTGCGCTGACTCTGCCGATCGATGCAGGTTCGGCCAATCAAGTTCTTAAAAACGGCAGCACTGCTGGGCAGCTTGAGTTTGGTCAGCCAACTCCACAGCCTGGACAAACCATTGAAACAGTCGCAGGGTATTGCGACGGAAGGCAAGTAACTGTTGGCAGCGGAACTTACACAATTCAAGCCGCAACAATTCCACAGCTCCTAACTACTTCTTATGCAGACCTTGATGGATCTGAGCTGGCCTATACGCCACCAAGCGGGACAAAAGTTCTCATATACCAATTCCAGTGCCACGTCGGTTTTCAAGTTACTGGTCAACCATTAGCGCACTTCAGGTTTTATGTAGACAGCACGGAAGTCACTATTGCAAGAAGTTCTATATTCGCGTTCTACGATGACTTCGTAACACTGCGCATAATTTTAAGCGTCGGGAATGCTAGTGATGATATTGCGAACGGAAAAATTGGAACCTGGAGCAGCAACAAAACTCTTAAAATTCAGGCAAGAGAGTACGGCACCGGCAATGAAGTAGTGCTTAACCGTATGTACCACTGGGATGGCAGTGGAGCCACCCAAAATCAAACACCTACCCTGTCAATCACCGCAATCGCATAACCATGGAACTTCCTTATCAGTGTGACCGTCGCATGGCTTACGGGCCAACTGGAGCGCAGCTAGACATGCTTTGGCACGCCATCGACGCAGACGATACGTTGAAAGCGCAGTTTGCAGACTTCTACAATCACTGCAAGGCTGTCAAAGACGCCAACCCCAAGCCTGAGGAGTAACCCGTGAGCACGATCAAGGTTAATAAAATCGAAGCAACCGCCACAGCTGATGGCGGCATTGCGATCGACTCCTCAGGTCACGTCCAGGTTGACGGCCAACAGCTGCCGACTGCTGGGGCATTAAGCAACCGCAATATATTTGTAAATGGTGGAGCAAGAGTTGCCCAGCGTGGAACTTCTGCAACAGGAATTACTGGTTCGGCGTACCAGACAGTTGACCAGTTTAAAACCAGCATTGCATCGCTTGGCACTTGGACAGCGACTCAAGAAACGGATGCACCTGCTGGTTTTGCAAACAGCTTCAAGATGGACTGCACAACTGCAGATGCTTCTCCAGCATCGGGCGATGTCTGTGCCATTGATACATACGTCGAGGCTCAAGACTTACAGGTTTTGGAGTACGGCTCTTCAAGTGCCGTAGCAGCAACTCTTTCTTTCTACGTCAAGTCAAACAAGACTGGCTCTGGAACGGTTTCTATTTTGCAGCCCGACAATTCAGAAAGATGCATAAATGTCTCTTACACAATCTCGTCGGCTAACACCTGGGAACGCAAAACGATCTCCCTGCCTGCTGACGCGTCTGGTGTAATCAACAATGACAACGGGCGTGGTCTTGGTATTGAGTTTTGGCTGAATAGCGGCTCTACTTATTCAGGCGGAAGCGCACAAGCTACCTGGGGTTCTCTCAACAACTCCAACAGGAACTTTGCAAACCTTGGCGTCGGTGGTTCAACTGATGACTATTGGATGATTACAGGGGTGCAGTTGGAGCTTGGGGAAGAAGCAACACCTTTTGAGCACAGAAGCTACGGCGATGAGCTTGCTAGGTGTCAACGTTACTACTACCGCACAACAGCTTCAACTAATGACAGCACTGTTGCTGTTGGTTTTAACCAAAACAGTAGTGCTACTCGTTCCGTTGTATTTTTCCCAGTCACAATGAGAACCGCACCAACCGCGCTAGAGCAGAGTGGAACTGCAAGTGATCTAAGTGTTTATCACGGAACTTCCCTTACAACCTGTAGCAGTGTTCCATCATTTACGAGCGCCACTCAACATTCCGCTGAAATTCAAGCAAACGCTTCTGGTCTTACAGCAGGGCAAGGAAGCACGATCAGCTTAGAATCAACTGGCTACTTAGCCTGGAGCGCAGAACTTTGATCTACAAAGAACTTCAAAAAATTACTCCCAATCACCCGCAAATCTATGCGCGTGTTGATGACGATGATGTCATTAGGTTGACTTGCACAGCAGACCACCCACCACTGCAAGAGTGGATTGCTGAAGGCAACACGCCTGAGCCCGCTGACTAACTTGGCTAGTCGCTGCGGCTTCCGATAGACTCAGCTGAGGAGGTGCGTTATGGCGGTCAGTCCTGGCACTTACAACGTGACCATCCAGAGAGCATCGGACTGGAGTGTCATCCTGCAGTTCAAGGACAGCACAAGCACGGCTATTAACCTGACTGGCTATACCGTCTACGCGCAAGCTTGGGACAAAGCGCGGTCTACAAAATACGCTGACTTCACCGTTGCCTACACAGACAGGTCAAATGGCAAGGTGACGATCAGCTTGACCGACACGCAGACGGCAACGTTTATAGATGAGCTTTACTACGACGTGCTGCTGGAGGACGGCAGCGGGCTGCGTGAGTATTACTTGGAGGGCGTTATTTTTGTGTCAGAGGGGTACACCAGGCCATGACAGCGGTCAACGTCACCACAGACGGCAAGACAACAGTCGTTGAAAACACAGCGACTAATACCGTTTCAATCACGACAACGGGCCCTCAAGGTCCGACCGCTCAGGGTTTTGTCTTTGATGGCACAAACAAGGTCGATGACAGCATTGTGTATTTTGACCAAGCCGCTGGGGAGTTTAAAGCGGACAACACTACGACTAAACTATCCCTAGTAGAAGGCGGGAACTTCTAAGCCATGGCCAACACCATCCGCATTAAGAAGAGGGCAGCTTCAGGGGCGGATGGGGCTCCAAGTTCGCTTGCCAGCAGCGAGCTCGCAATGAACGAGTCAGATCTGAAGCTCTACTATGGCTTCGGAGATAACGGCTCTGGCGTTGCAACTTCAATCATCACGATTGGAGGTTCTGGGGCGTTCTTTGCGAAAGGTGATGCAAAGGCCGCAAACCTTGTCCTAGCTGGCCCTACAACTGGATCTGACGCTAACCCGACGTTCAGGTCATTAGTTGCTGCGGATATCCCGAGCATTGCCCATACCAAAATCAGCGACTTTGACTCTGGTGTTCAGACAAACCGTCTTGATCAGATGGCTGCCCCGACGGGCAACATCGACATCAACTCGAACAAGCTGACCAACGTCACTGATCCGACCTCGGCTCAAGACGCAGCAACAAAGGCTTACGTTGATGCGGTCAAGACTGGCCTTGATGTCAAAGACTCGGTGAAGGTTGCCACCACGGCAAACATCACGCTGTCTGGTACGCAAACGATCGACGGCGTTTCTGTTTCTGCTGACGATCGCGTTCTGGTTAAAAACCAGTCCACCGGCTCTGAAAACGGCATTTACGACTGCAAGTCGGGCACCTGGGCACGCTCCAGCGACTTTGACGCAAACAGCGAGGTCACTTCTGGTGCGTTTGTCTTTGTCGAGCAGGGCACTGTTGCAGCAGATCAGGGTTTTGTCCTTACCACTGACGGTTCAATCACCGTTGGCAGCACATCGCTGAGCTTCACTCAGTTCTCAGGTGCAGGCTCAATCACTGCAGGCGATGGCTTGCAGAAGTCTGGCAGCACAATCTCTGCCGATCTCAAGGCCAATGGTGGTTTGGTCATTGAATCAGCTGAGCTTGCTTTAAAGCTTGACGCGTCCAGCATCACCGGCACGCTGGCAGTTTCCGACGGCGGTACTGGTGGCACTTCTGCGTCAGCCGCCAGAAGCAATCTGGGTTTGGTCATAGGCACAAACGTTCAAGCATTTGACCAGCAACTGGCAGATGTTGCCGGGTTATCAACCACCGATGGTGGCTTTATTGTCGGCAATGGCAGCAATTTTGTTGTCGAAAGTGGCTCTACCGCCAGAGCGTCACTCGGTCTCACAATAGGTACAAACGTTCAAGCGTTTGACCAGCAACTTGCTGATGTCGCTGGCTTGTCCGTTACTGACGGTGGTTTCATCGTTGGCGATGGCAGCAACTTTGTACTGGAGACCGGCTCCACTGCACGCGCAAGCATGGGCGCTCAAGCCTCTGCAAGCGACCTAACAACACTGTCTTCGTGCCAGTCGGGTGGCGCTTCTGCGCTTGCTGCGCTGACCTCTACAG